GTCATCCATCGGGCTATTCGTCCACAGGTCGATGATGTGCGCGCGGATGTGCTCTCGCGCCTCGACCATCATCTCGTCCTGCCACAGCCGCTCGGCCTCCGCGGCCCGTCGCTGCGGGTCGGTCACTTCAGCCCATCCCGTGCAGCCCGCAGCCGCAGCAATTCCGCATTCGCCGCGGCGACCCTTGCCACCACATCCTCGCGCGCGGCGTCCGCCGTCGCAATTTGCGAGCCGAATTGAGTAATTTTGCTAGCCGCGGCTTGCGCCCGCGCAGTCGCGCCGTCCCGGATCGCCACCAGCGGCGCACGCGCAGCGCCAGTCAGCGGCACCAGTGCGGCGATGGTGGCGTCCCGCGTGGCGATGGCGTCGTTGCGCTCGATCACCGCCGCATCACGATCGGCCCGCAGACGCGTCAGATCGCCCTGTAGCGCCTCGCGCTGCTCGACCAGCACATCCCGCGCGGTGCGCTGCTCGATGACGCCTAGCGTCGCCTGGTGCAGCGCGCGGCGGTCCTCGCGTTCCTCGCGCGACAGCTTGCGCCTCACGTGCTCGGCCTCGGCGCGGTCGATGGCGAGCGCGGACGCCTGCGCGCCGATGGGCCGCTCCACCAAGATCACGTCGCCGTCGTCCTCGCCCGTCTCGGGCATGCTCAGCACCGAGTAGCCGAGGTACACGCGCTTCGGGTGCTGCGGGTTGATCGTGTGCGGCAGCAGGTCCGCGGGCGGCTCGATCCCGTCGAACAGCAGATTCGCGTGCAAGCCCGCAGACTCGACCATCTCGGGCTGCGTGATGCCGTCGACCGTGATCGTGGCGCCGGTCGGCTTGTAGATCGTGCCCAGCATGTCGACGTGCAGGCCGGCCATCGGCGCGAGCAGCGCCCGCATCGACGCCTCGTCGGCTGTGCGCAAGTACAGCACCGTGCGGCTCATACCGCGAGACTCCGTGCGCGGTCACTCGGCACCGCGCGTGCGCCGGCCCGGATGCGCGTCGTGAGCACGTTCGCGCCATCGGCCATCACCGCGCGCGTCGTCGTCGGCACCGTGCCGCTCGTGTCCTCGACCACCGCGCCGCCGTTGAGGCTGGCAACGAATCGGTTGGCCGCCCACGTGATCGCCACGCGGTTCAGCGCGCCGACGTTCGGCGTGCCACCGTCGATGCTGGCCTGCGCCGCGCCGCCGTCGGTCACTGCGTAGACGCCATCGTTGGTGATCAGATGCCGCTCGTTGGCCGTGCCGTCGTCCAGCGACAGCACGTTCTGCGAGCCCGCTGCGGCCGGGATGTAGTCCACCACCACCGTGCCCTCGGTCGCGGTCGCAAGGCTGTTGCTCGGCGCATCCACCGTCCGCGTCACCGTCGCCGCGAACGTCGGGATCGGGGAGGTGGCAACCGCGCCGTCCTCCTCCTGCACGTAGTCCACGTCCACCGCGTCGCCGCTGGTGACGATGCGCACGCCGATCGTCGGGTTCGTGCTCGTCACGGTCGTCTGGAACCGCTGCCACGCCGACGTGAGCGTGCGCGCGACCCACGTCGTCCCGCCGTCGATGGTCGTCTCGACCGTGCCCGTGCCGGTGCGGCGGCGCAGGAAGATCGACAGCACCCGCGCGCGGCTGGTGCTCGTGATCGCCTGCGTCGCGGTCGCGTTCGCGCCGGTCGCCGTCAGCACGGATGCGCTGTTCGCCGCGCCGTCCGTGCCCGTGGCCGTTAGCGTCGCGGTGGCGTTCGACTTCGTCCACGCGGCGTTCGACAGGTCGCGCGACCACAGCACGCGATTCGTCGCCGCCGGCTCGCTCCGCAACCCCCACACACCGAGCGCCGCGTCCCACGTCACTGCGGGGGCGTAGCGGGCGGCGCCTGCCGTCGGCACGTAGGCGGTAAGTGCGCCCACGTTTGCTTGAAACTCTGTCATCGTCACGGTTAATGACGACTGCATTGCTCCTGCGAGGTATATGTACGGCTTCGATACCCCGCCGCCACTTGCGGCCGTAAGTGAATTTACAAGCAACCCTCCATTAATGCCAACGTATTGGTCGCTATTGCTTGCATTAATCGTTGACTGCGAAAAGCCCTGGTCCCCGGTCGAATAGATAGTGACCGCTTCGCCGCCGGTCAAAAGCCGCGACAACTTTACGCGTTGCTGCTGAGAATACGACGCCCCTGCGGCGAATGTGAATCCGACGCTTCCGGTTTGTAATGCGCGCGAGCCGCCAAACCCAGTGCCCATCGTCTGATCAAATGTGATCGTCGGGGCAGTCTTGCCATTCAACGTGCCAGTGCCGACCGTCGGCGGAGTGGTCCCCCCGGCAGTAAATGCAGAAGACGGCTCGCTGCTGGTATGCAGGTTATGCGCCGCCCACCGAAAGCCGCCGTCCTGCTGCTGCTCCAGCCGCGGCCCGGTCATCGCATCGGCGGACAACCGCACGCCGCCGTGGCCGGGCAGGCGCCAGCCGGTGACCGCGCCGGTCGTGCCCCACGCATCCGCGTTGCTGATCGCCTCGCGGATAGCGGCGGCGGTGGCGTCGAGGGTCCACGGAATATCTGCGACGCCCCACGGCGACTTAGCGCACCACGGACCGCGCCCCTTCCACGGACTGCGCGCTTTCCACGGTCCGCGGCGCAGGAACGTCATTTGCTGCCGATGACCCCGAAGCGCGAGGTCACACCCGAGCCCGCCGTGCGCGTGGCCCGCAGCGCACGCACCGGCGCGTCCAGAACGTCGGTCGACAGCGTGGTGGCGGTGGCGTTCGGCCACGGATACCACAGCCGGCCGTCTACGCTGTACTCCACCAGCACGCTATCGCCGCCCAGCGGCTGCACGTAGACGGTGGCCGGGTACAGCACGTTCAAGTCGGCCGTGACGGCGGTAGAGCCCGTCAGTTCGCCGTGAAATTCGTCACGCAGTCCCATCAATCGCTCCTGCCGGCCGCATCGCGGCCGCTTGCATGTTTGCCTGCGCCTGGATGCGCGCGATCTCGATCCTCGCCTGCGCCTCTAACTCGGCCTTGAAGCGCGCTAGCACCATGTCCTGCTCGGCCCGCATGCGCTCCAGGTCCATCTGCTGCTGCATACGCTGCTGCTCTAGCGCGAGTTCGGCCTGGCCCTTCGCCTGCTCCTGTTGCAATTCGGCCTGCGCTTTCTGCGCTTCCAACTGGCCCTTTTGCTGCACCTCGACCATCCGCGGGTCCGGCGGCGGCGCCTGCTGCGGCTGCGGCTGCGGGACGCTCCAGAACAGATCGCCCGACTTGAAGCCGGCAAGGTTGGTCAGCTTGTCCAACATCGCTTTGACCTTGCCCGGCTCGGTCAGCCCCAGCGGAATCGCCGGCCCGAGTGCGATCTGCAGCATGTTCATCAGAAACTGCTGCTGCTCCTGCCTGTTGCCGTTGCCCAGCCCGACGCTGATGCTCATGTCCGCGCGCTTTACCCATTGGCGCGGGTCGACCGACACGTATTGATTGCGCATCCGCACGATCTGCGGCTGGCGCGCGTGCTTGAGCGTGAGCGCGTGGATGAGAAGAAACAATTCCTTGACGGCCTCGGCGAATTGCCGCGCGACCATCTCTAGCCGAGCCTGCGACGCGCCCATGATCTGCATGATGCCGGTCGCGGTCTTGTTCAGGCTGTTCGCATCCAGCCCCTGCGTATACCGCGTAATACCCGTCCGCGTCTCCCGCACCGCGTCCATGTACTCGATGACCGGCAGCCCCGCGCCGGCCGTCTGCGGCGTGGTTAACGGCATCATCGACGTGCCCGGGTCGCCATCCACCCGCACCAGTCCGCCGGGGCGGCTCACCAGCATGTCGTCGAGATTCACCCGCGCCTGGTCGACGGCGAACCGCGGCGCGGCGGACAGATACGTGGCATCCAGCACGCCACGCTGCAACGCCGTTTTAACGTCCTGAATGTCGCCCGCGATGTCGTAGACCGACTGGCCGTAGTGCTGATGCGGCAGCGGAAACGGCGCGAACGCCGCGATCGGGATGCAGTCCGCATCCTCGTCTAGCAAGATCGTCTTGCCGACCACGACGATGTGGCGCAGTTCGGCCTTGCCCCTGCCCGCGTAATCGCAGCGCATCCAGCACTCGCGCACCCGGACGCGGCGCATGCTCGGGTCCGACTCGCCCGCATCCTCGCGGTCCCGCCACGGGTTATCGCGGTCCCGAATCTCGGCTTCGTAGTCGTTGCCTGACTCTCCGCCGTCGCTCAGGTCGTCCGGAACGTCGAATCCCTCTAGCCGCAGTTCCGACAGCGTTTTCCGCTCGCGCCGCTGCACGAAGTCGGCGTGCGCAAGCGAAACCTTGTCGTGCTGCGCGGACACGTAGATGCGCTCCGGCGCCACCACTTGGAACTTCACGCACCCGTACGTCACCGACCTGCGCAGCGCCACCGCATGCACCGGCTGCCCGTAGCCGTCAACCGCCGGCAGGTGCTCGACAATCTCGACCTCGGCGTCCTGCGCCAACATCGCGAATTCGTCGTCCGTCAGCCCGGCGTACCGTTCGATAGTCGTGTCCTCCGACTCTTCCCAATGCGCGAACACGTAGCCGGTTTTGCTCACCAGCCCGTCGTGCAAAAAGTCGTGCAGGACCTGGAAGCCGGCGTTGCGCTCGAGCGCAATATGGTTGACGTACTCGGTTTCCTGCTCGGCCGCGGCGATATCCTCCGAGCCGCGCGGGGCAAACTCGGCGACCTTTTCGCCCGACAGGAAGATTCGCAGGATGCTCGGCTTGATGCTCTCTACGATGTCGTAGACGTCGCGGCTGACCACCTGCGAGCGGCCGTCCGGCGCCGGGTTTGTGTTGTCGCCGAGGTAGTACCGCAGGCTGCGGATGCGGTCCTCGGACACCTCGCCCGCCTGCTCGGCCAGCCGTTCCGCGTGCTCTATCGCGGTAATCAGCTGTGATTCGGTCATGCGGGGCATTCAGACGATTCCTGCGTTGCTGTATTTGAGCGGCGCGAGTTTCTTGCTTTCGCGTAGGCCAAGAATGAGATACCGCAGCGCATCCGCGCCGTGGCTGTATGTGTCGTGGATCGGCTGCGCCTTGAACTCGCCGAGCTTGTCGTTCCAGTCGCGGCGATAGTTGTTCAGGCACTCCAGCCCGCGCGCGCAGTTGCGCTCGTCCAGCCACAGGCGGCCGAACGTCATCCGCACCGCGTTAATCCCGTCCTCGAGCCCGAGTTTCGGCGCTACCTCAAACCGCACGCCGAGCTCGCGCGCAATCTCGAGCCGGCTCTTGCCCGTGCCCAACTCGCGCACCTCGATGTCGTGCGGGGCGATGTGCCGGCCGTAGACGTAGGGCTTGCCCTGCAGGACGCGCACGTAGTGCTGCAGCCCTTCGCCGCTGGCTTCGTAGTAGTCGATCAACCGAATCTCGGTGCCAACCTGCTGCGCGAACCAGATGGCCGTGCTATCGCCGACGCCCAGGTCCCACGCGGTATGCACCGGCAGCCTGGCGTCGTACGACACCGTGCCCACCCGGCCATCCTTGCGCGCCGCGGACATCTCCGCGCGGTAGATCGCGCCCAGCGCCGGCACGTTGAATTCGCACTCAAACTCTTGCGCGTACTGCTCCGGCGTCATCTGCCGCCGCGCGTCGTCTAGCTCGGCCTGCGCAATCAACCCCGTCTCGGACGCTCGCAACATCAGCGAAACCCAGCCGGGCTCGGTGCGCGACTGCTCATGCACCGCCGCGAAGTGGTTCTTACCCTTTGGGGTGCCGATGAACACCGCCCAGCCTTTGCGGTCGGACAGCAGCGGCCTAATGATCTCGCCCCAGACGTTCGGCCGCATGTCGCCGTATTCGTCCAGGCACACCCCGTCCAGATAGATCCCGCGCAGCGCGTCCGGGTTGTCCGCGCCGTACAGTCGGATGCGACTGCCGTTCTGCAGTTCGACGCTCAACTCGGATTCGGACGGCGCCTTGCTCGAGACTGACCGGGACAACGCTTTCAAGTAGTCCCACGCGATCGCCTTGGCCTGCGTGTAATACGGGGCGATGTACGCGTATCGCGCAGCCTGCTTCTGCGTGGCAAGCGCCCGCGTCACCAGGTCCGCGACGCTCGCTAACGTCTTGCCTGCGCGGCGATGCGCGACGATGCACGTCCAGCGCGCATTGCGCTGGTGAAACGGCAAAAACGCGGTCCGTGGCTCAAACTGCATCCAGTTCGCACTTCGGCAACGGCCACGACACTTCGATAGCCCCGCCGTCTGGGCCGCTAATTTCGCTTACCGTCGGCGCGTTCGACAACACCTTGTCGAGCAGAATCTTAGCCGCCTGCACCTGCGATTGCGTCATCTCGACTTCGCCAAACGCATGTTTAGTAAGCCGATTTACTAGCTGACTGGCTTGGATCTTGCCGCGCACCATATCGGAATGGCGCGGGTTTAGTCTGGCTGCCATATCTGGACTCCCCTCGCGGGTGTGGTCCGCAAAAAAAACGCCGCACAAGGCGGCGTTAACCATCGTTTGGGAGGAGGCTAGATGAACGCTGCGGGGGGTCCGCCGCCTTCGGATTTGAATCCTACAGCGTTTTGCGGTCGGCGCAATTCATTCTAGGCCTTTTCTGCGCAATATTTCCATCAGCGATTCCCGCGCGCGCTCGTACACGACTTCCAGCGGCTCACCTAGCGGCCGCTGGGTGCCTAGCACCGCATTCGACACGGCGTCGCGCTCGATTGCCGACAGATCGTCCACGGCGGCGTCGACCGCCCTGGCGAGCGAATCCTCGGCAGACGAAAACAGCGCCTCGAAGTCGGTAGCGCCGGTGCCGGACATGCCGAGCGACCGCGGCCGGAACCCAAGATTCAGATTCGACCGGCGCAGCCACGTGCGCCAGATTTGCAGTAGCTCGGACAGGCGCTTGTCAGTCATTGCAGCCACGCTAGAGCGCCCCAGGCGGCCGCGGCGGTGTACCCCGCTACCCCCATAGCCAGCACCCGCGGCGAGCGCCCGGAATCGGCCAACCAAAGCTCCAGAAGCACCACCGCGGCGCGGATGCCGCAGTACGCGGCCATAGTTGCGACGTATGTTG